ACTCATGTCTCTTAAGAACAAGGACTATGCAGGCAGCGAGGGAAATGAACCATTCGCTAACTTCACCCGTGTAGAGTCTATGGGCATTTGTGATACCGAACAAGGCTTTCTTGTTCGAGTTACCGATAAGTTGAGCAGGCTTTCTTCCTTTGTACATGCCGGGAAAATGCATGTTGAAGATGAAAGTTTTTATGATACAATAGTGGATGTGATCAACTACATGGTATTGCTATCGGCTTATGTGAGTGACAAGAAAACGGAGTCGAGCGGCAATCAGCAGTTTCTTGCCGAAGGGAATAAATGAACTTTTATACAAACGTGATGATTCGCGGTAATGACATTCTTTACCGTGGTGTGGAAAATGGAAGACGAGTCAAGAAAACAATTCCTTACAATCCAGTTCTATATGTGCCAACAAATGAAGAGACTGAATGGAAGAGTCTAGATGGTAGGTATCTAGAGGAGTTTCGTGTTGGTGGTATTCTAGACACCAACTCTTTCATCAAAGAACACCGAAACACGGTTGGACTTGAACTGCATGGTAATCTTGACTATGTTTATTCTTATATTGCCGACGAGTTTCCAGGCGAAATGGAATACGACTTCGATGATCTTGTGATTGCCTACATTGATATCGAAACCGAATGCGAGAAGGGGTTTCCAGACTACAAGAATCCTACAGAACGTGTTATTGCAATTACCCTTGCAGTTGGTGATGAGTATCATGTTCTTGGTTTGGGTAACTTCAAGACGAAGAATCCAGATGAAATCGCATACAACTTTGAGACAGAAGCGGAATTGCTCGCTGAGTTTTATCGTTTATGGAACGAGATTTCACCTGATATTGTGACAGGTTGGAACATTCGGTTCTTCGACATCCCATATCTTCACATGCGAACTAAGGTTGTTCTTGGCGACAAGAAGGCAAAGATGCTCTCTCCTTGGAAGTACATTCGAGAGAAGGTGGTATCTCGGATGAATCGCGATCACGATGTCTTTGAGCCAATTGGTATTTCTGTTCTTGATTACTACGAACTGTACCAGACATTTACCTACACCAACCAAGAGTCTTATCGGTTGGATCATATCGCTTTCGTTGAACTTGGCGAGAACAAACTTTCTTATGATGAGTACGACAGCATCGCTGAGTTCTACAAGAAAGACTTTCAGAAGTTCATCGAGTATAACATCAAAGACGTTCGTCTTGTTCACAAACTAGAGCAGAAGATGAAACTACTTGAACTTGTGGTTGCTCTTGCCTATTCTGGTAAAGTGAACATGATGGATGTCTTCTCTCAGGTTAGAACTTGGGATCAGATCATCTTTCATTATCTCTACGAGAAGAAGATTATTGTTCCTCCGAAGAACTTCGCGGAGAAGGACACTCAGTATGCAGGTGCATATGTGAAGGATCCGATCGTCGGTAAGCATGATTGGATTGTATCTTTCGACCTCAATTCTCTCTATCCTCACCTTATTATGCAGTATAACATAAGTCCCGACACAAAGGTGAAGGAGACTTTTTCTCGCCGTACAATCTCTGTTAACTCTATACTGGAGGGGAAGCAACTCGATCTTCTTGACGAGTGGAAGCAAGAGGGTTATTCAATCGCTGCAAACGGAACTCTCTATCGCAAAACTCAACAGGGATTTCTTGCAGAACTCATGGAGAAGTTGTACGAGGAACGCAAGAAGTACAAGAAGTTAATGATCGAAGCGGAGAAACAAAGAGAAGAGATTCCGAAGATGAACATGCCCTCGATCGGAAAGGCAGGGCTTGCACAGAAACTTGATAACGACATTGCCAAGTACAAGAATTTTCAGTTAGTTCGTAAGATTCAATTGAACTCCGCTTATGGTGCTATCGGTAATGAATGGTTCCGATATTACGATGTCGAGATGGCGGAAGCGATTACTCTCTCCGGTCAGTTGAGTATTCGTTGGATCGAGAACAAACTCAACGAGTTTCTGAACAAGACACTGGAAACTGACGGTGTGGATTATGTTATCGCATCTGACACAGACAGTGTTTATATTTGTCTGGATGAACTTGTGAAGAAGACTTGTGCTGGTAAGAGTCGTGATGAAATCGTAAACTACTTGGACAAGGCTTGTACCAAGGTTTTCGAACCTTTCATCGAGCAGAAGTACGATGAACTCGCCAAACTCATGAACGCATACTCGAACAAGATGTATATGAAGCGAGAAGTAATTGCATCCACTGGTGTATGGACAGCGAAGAAGCGATATATGTTGAATGTGTTTGACTCTGAGGGTATTCGGTATGCAGAGCCAAAGGTTAAGATTATGGGAATTGAAACTTCTCGCTCATCCACCCCACAGGTTGTTCGTGATTCACTGAAGTCCATGATCAAGATCATTATGGATGGCACGGAGAGTGAATTGATCAGTGCAGTTGATTCATTCCGAAAGAAGTTCAAGTCTCTTTCCCCCGAGGATGTTGCATTCCCCCGTGGAGTTTCGAACATTACAAAGTACATAGATTCGATAAACATCTATGCAAAGGGAACACCTATTGCAGTCAAGGGTGCTTTGATATATAATCATCATGTGAAGAAGATGAAACTCCAAAGAAAGTATCGTTCAATCATAGATGGTGATAAAATCAAGTTCATATACCTCAAGACGCCCAATCCAGTTGCCGGATCCTATGGAAAAGATCATGTGTTTTCTTTCCCAAACTCTATACCCAAGGAACTAAACCTTACTCCTTATATTGATTATGATAAGCAGTTCAACGTGAGTTTCTTGGAACCTCTTAACAATATTCTTAAGGCTGTCGGTTGGAACTACGAAAAGAAAGCAAGTCTTGAGAGTTTTTTTGGATGATAATTATGGAAAATATACAAGTTGATTGTAAACTAACGATTCAAGATCTGCAACTGATCTACCTTCTTCTTGAGAAGGAATCTAAGTTGACAGACAAGCATCTTGTCGATACAATAAAAGACAAGAAAGTGACAGCGGATTTTTATGAAAGTCTTCTGGAGAAAAAGAATGTTCTTCAGAGTATAAAGAAAAAGATTACAAAGTATTACGGAGAAACAAATGCTTGACGACTTGATCAAAGAAAGTGGGAACAAATATGCTAGCATTGTTGATAAGGGAATCGCAGGAAGCGACATCACTGGGTTTGTGGATACTGGGTCCTATATTTTTAACGCTCTGCTTAGTGGTTCTATTCATGGAGGAATCCCGGATAATAAAATTATTGCTCTCGCGGGAGAATCGGCCACTGGCAAAACGTATTTTACTCTTGGAATTGTCCATAAATTCTTGTCTGATAATCCTAACGGCGTCGTACTGTATTTTGATACTGAGCAAGCGGTTACCTCTGATATGATTCGAGACAGGGGTATTGATCCCTCCCGAGTTGCCGTAATGCCTGTGTCAACAGTCGAAGAGTTTCGATTCCAAGCAATCAAGATTGTTGACAAGTACAACGAGATGTCAAAGGACGAGAAGAAGCCGATGATGATTGTTCTCGATTCTCTTGGTATGTTGTCAACCGAAAAGGAAATGAATGATACCTCCGAAGGAAAGACAACTAGAGACATGACCCGTGCTCAGGTTATCAAAGCCACCTTCCGCGTTCTGACGTTGAAGTTGGGTGCAGCAGGTATTCCGATGATCATGACGAATCACACCTATGATCAGGTTGGTTCAATGTTCCCAACGAAGGAGATGTCTGGTGGTGCAGGACTGAAGTATGCTGCATCAACAATTGTATTCCTCTCCAAGAAGAAGGTGAAGGATGGTACGGATGTTGTTGGTAACATTGTTCACTGCAAGTTGTACAAGTCAAGATTCACAAAGGAGAACGCTATGGTTGACGTTCTTCTGAACTACGACAGCGGACTGCATCCTTACTATGGACTCTTGACACTCGCAGAAAAGTATGGTATTGTAAAGAAGGTATCGACAAGATACGAGTTCCCAGATGGAACTAAGGCTTATGAAAAGTCTGTTTATAATGATCCCGAAAAGTATTTCACTGAAGATATTATGAAGCAACTTGATGAAGTTGCAACAAAAGAATTTCGTTATGGTGGCGAGCCTGTCAAAGAGGAACCAGTAAGTGAGTGAAGCCGTTTTTACTGAGAAGATTATTCTCGAAACTCTGATATACAACTTCGATCTTTCCAAGAAGATAATTCCCTTTCTCAAGGAGGATTATTTTCACGGAAAGATCGACAGAGTTATCTTCTCAGAAATAAGTTCTTTCTATCAGAAGTACTCTGCATCTCCAACTAAAGATGCCATTCTCATTCAGTTGAACAAGAGAAAGGATCTCACGGAAGGTGAATATAAGACTGCTATATCTTATGTCGATACGTTCTCGAAAGATGAAAATCAAAACGAGAACTGGTTGAGAGACGAGACAGAATCATTCTGTAAGCAAAAGGCTGTTTACAACGCAATCATGGAGTCCATCGAGATCATTGATGGAAAGTCCAAGGAAAAGAGTGAAGGATCTATTCCCAGCATTCTTTCCGATGCTCTTGCTGTTTCCTTTGACACTCACATCGGACATGACTATATAGAGGATTATGATGTTCGATTTGATTTCTACAATCAGCGAGAGAAGAGAATTCCGTTCGATCTACAGTTCTTCAACGATATTACGGGTGGCGGAGTTCCCACTAAAACCTTGAATGTTGTCATGGCTGGAACGGGTGTTGGTAAGTCTATGTGGTTGTGTCACCATGCAGCACATTGTTTGTCTCAGAATTACAATGTTCTCTACATCACCTGCGAAATGGCGGAAGAAAGAATCGCCGAGAGAATCGACGCAAATCTTCTCGACATCGACATCAGTGATATTCGGTTTCTGGGTAAAGACAAGTATGAGACAAAGATAGAGAAGTTGAAGGAGACTGTCAAGGGTAAGTTGATTATCAAGGAGTATCCGACCGCAACCGCAAATGTCAATCACTTCCGAGCGTTGTTGGAAGAATTGAAACTGAAGAAGTCTTTCGTGCCAGATGTTATCTTTGTTGATTATCTTAACATTTGTGCATCATCTAGGCTCAAGGGTGGAAACATCGGATCATACTTTTTGATCAAGTCTATTGCAGAAGAACTTCGTGGGTTAGCCGTCGAGAACAATATTCCTCTCTTCACTGCAACTCAAACGAATCGCTCTGGTTATTCCAACACTGATGTAAGTCTTGAAGATACTTCCGAATCCTTTGGATTACCTGCAACGGCAGACTTCATGTTCGCTCTGATTGCAACCGAGGAACTTGAAGATCTAAAACAAATACTTGTAAAACAACTCAAGAACAGGTATAATGACGCAGCGGTGAACAAGAAGTTCATTCTTTGCCTAGATCGTGCCAAGATGAAGTTTAGTGATGCTGATAAATCTCAGCAAACTATAGTTGATTCTGGTCAGGTCAGTGAAGAGGAGAAGTTCTCTAAGTTTGCCAAGACATCTGTTGATGATTGGACATTTTGATGAGTGTTTATATTGACAAGAAGTATATCAATTTAGTTTCTGTTTATCTTGAGAAGTTCAAGTGGAAGTCTGACACTCTTGCGAACTGTCGGTGTCCAATTTGTGGAGACTCACAGAAAAACAAGAACAAGGCGAGAGGATTCTTTTATCAGAAGGGAAGTGATTTCTTTTATAAGTGTCATAACTGTGGTGCAGGACATTCTTTGTATCGTTTTATTGAATCTGTTTCACCTAACCTGACGAAAGAGTATGCTCTCGAAAGATGGAAGACTGGAGAGAACGGTAATTCGAATTACATCAAACCGAAAGAAGAAGAAATGGTATTTGCAAAACCCAAGTTCAAAGCAAAGCATGATCTGCTGAAACCATTGTTGCGTGTGAAAGATGCACCAGCGAATCATATTGTCCGCCAGTTTGTAGAGATGCGAAAGATTCCTAAGAAGCATTGGGATATTCTCTATTATACGGAAGACTTCGGATCTTACATGAAACTGGTCGATCCTGATGTGGAACGAATGATTCCAGAACCTCGTCTTGTGATTCCTTTCTTCAATAAGAAGAATGATGTAGTCGCTGTTCAAGGTCGTGTTCTTACATTAAATGGTGAAGCAAATGCTCGAACCACCGCTAGATACATAACTGTTAAAGCGGACAAGAGTATTGAAAGACTTTGGTATGGAATGTGGAGAGCAAACCCAAAGAAGCGTGTGTATGTGGTAGAAGGACCGATTGACAGTCTATTCGTTCCAAACACCGTTGCGATGGTTGGTGCAGGTGCAATAGATCAAATCCCATCGCGATTCGTCAACACTGATATGGTGTATGCTCTGGACAACGAACCAAGAAACAAACAAATTGTTTCATATATGGAAAAGTTGATTGACATGGGAAAGAATGTTTGTATCTGGCCAGATGAGTTGAAAGAGAAAGATATCAATGATATGGTTTATACCATGAGCACATCTGATATCAAAAGAATGATGGATGATAACACCTATTCTGGTGCAAAGGCGAAGTTAAGATTCAATCAGTGGAGAAAAGTATGAAGGAAACTGTTTTAGATAATGGACATGTAGATTATGTTTCGCACATGGGTTCAGACTTGATGGTGTGTAACGCAGCACGGGTTTCGTTCGCAAACGAAACTGATTGGGAAGTGGACAGTGCAGCAGTCCAACGAATGCGAGACAGTGGTTCACCCACTATACCATTCGAGGAATTGACAATGTTGAGTGTGAAGGATCAGAAGTTGATTCGATATCTCGCAAAGCACAATCACTGGACACCATTCGCACATCCGCAGATCACTCTTCGAATCAAGGCACCCATCTCTGTTCGTACTCAGTTTTTTAAGCACAAGCAGGGGTTTGTTGAGAACGAAATCTCTCGTCGTTACGTTTCTTTT